CGTTGAAATCTGCAAACGCAATAGGTGGAAGTACAAGATCGTCGACGATAGCAGTGACGAAGAGGACGATGAAGAGGACGAGGAAGAATCCAGTGACGAGGAAGAATCCAGTGATGAAGAAGAATCCAGTGACGAAGAGGAAGAGTCCAGTGACGAAGAGGAAGAGTCCAGTGACGAAGAAGAATCTAGCGGCGAAGAGGAATCAAGCAACGACGAAGAGGGTGAAGAAGAATCAAACAATGACGAAGAGGACGAAGAGGACGAAGAGTCAAGTGAAAAACCTAAACGTCGCGGTCGAAGTGAAAAGTAAAGAAAACTGAATAATTATTGTTTCTCATTTTTCATTAACCAAAAATGAAAAAGCAAAGAAAGCTAATTAAAAATATTTTGAAGGATGTCGATGGCGACCCCGAGTCGTTGATCTTCGAACTTGCAAAAATCATAGCAAAAAAAGAGTCTACGTCAACGAGTAAAGCTTATCAGTACATCGCTTATCAGTACGTTGGGCGCTTTCTAGACACTACAAATGTTGAAAAAGTCCTCGATGAGCTTCGATCGTCGTGCGAAACATCAACCTTTGTGGTGTTCAATTCAGTGGTCTTTGCCGACGCTAAGGCTAAACACGACAAATTTCTTTCATACATCAAATACAAGCCAAAGGGTTGTAAGGGTATTTATGACTGTAAATGCGGCTCTGACGAATTTGTTATTTGGTCAGATCAAATACGCAGTGCAGATGAAGGTATGACAAACTTCAGAAAATGCGTAAGATGCTTCAAGATCACAAAGAGTCGCTGATTATTTGATTTCACTAATTTAATGTTAGTGAAACTACGTTCGTGTCGTCATTGACAAGTGCGCTGGCCTCGAGGATTGAAGACACGAACGTAATTTGCGTTCTTGTCAACATAAGCGTTAGGCGCGGGATCGTTGTTGCTCTTCATAAATTGATGAGTGTGGGTTTGCCACGTTTGACAGAGCGGAGGAGTGCGATCATAGAGCCCATAGTGAAAGGACTCATACGGGCTGTAGAGTTGAGTGTTACGAAGAAGTTCACTTTGGTCAATATACGGACTACCAAAGGGAATATGACGGGTACCGTCGGGATTCATCCATACCTGCATTTTTTCGATTTCTTGAAAGTAGTCTTCATTCTTTTTTCTCTTTTTTTCTCAACCACGTGTGAACGTGAACGTGAGAGCGAACGTGCTAAATGACAAAGAAAAAAAATGAGATTTCTCATAAGTACTTTGTAAAATAGACAACACGATGCTAACCCTAGCCACACGTCTTCGTAATATCAAGGCTGTTCAGTTTTGCGCTCTAAGCCAAGCAGAGTGGGAACGTTTTGCTATTGAGATCGACAAGCCGTACACTAGAGGCGGCGATCCAAGCGGTACTCCTTACGATCCTCGTTTAGGCGTGCTAGATAACAATGTTCGTTGTTTGACTTGTGGCGGAACCAACAAAACTTGCCCCGGACACTTTGGTTTTATTCGTTTGGCCAAGCCCGTTTATAACCTCGAATACATGGACGTTGTTTTTTGGATTCTCAAAAGTGTGTGTCCAAAGTGCTATTCCTCTCTCATTCCCTTAGAAACTGCGGAATGGATGGGATTGCTTAACAAGCATCGTCTAGAGCGCTTGCGCGCATTTGTCGTCAAGTGCGAGTCAATCACCATTTGCAGTTGTTGTGGAGACCCCACACCAAAGATCACTATGAAAAATAACATAATAAAAATTACCTATGGCACAAAAGACAAATCTACAGTACTCTCCGCGGAGAAGACGCTCGCTATTCTTATGCAAATTTCCAATGAAACGATGATACTTTTGGGATTCAACGAAAATCTCTTGGACGATGAAAAATATACGGACAAGGATTTATTGAAAGATGACCGTGACCACGTTCATGCGGTGCGCCCAGAGTCCTTCATTTTTACCGTATTTCCTGTGACTCCGCCACAAACTCGACCTTGGGTCTACAAGGGTTCGGATCGTCGTGACGATGATCTTACCGAAAAATACAACGTGATCATCAAAACCAACAATCGTCTTCGTCTAGGTCATGTACCGCTCAAGACCACATCCAAGCGCAAGTCTACTAAGCTTAATGATGCTGACCGTATTCGCCTCGAAGATGACCTCGACAATCACATTTGGTCTCTTATAGATAACACTAAAGAGAAAAACAAAACCGGACGAACTCACAAAGGCTATCGAGAACGCCTTAGCAGTAAAGAAGGCCATCTTCAAAGTTATGTAGCTGGCAAACGCGTCGACGAAACTGCTCGATCGGTAATTGTTGGTGGCGGTACTCGTCTTCGTTCTGGATGGACTGGAATGCCTGAATCTATAGCAAAAATCTTGACTATACCCGAACCCGTTACTACGTGGAATCAAGTGTTGCTAGAAAAATTACTTGTAGACGGCAAGATCAATCGTGTCAAGCGTCAAGGCTATACTATCAATGTTGCTGAAGTTACCAAGAATTTTACTCGACCCTTTATGTGGAGAGGTCAACCTGGGTTGGACGTCGGTGACATAGTCGATCGTCACATTGTCGATGGAGATTGGGGAATTTTCAATCGCCAACCTACTTTGCGCATTGAATCCATGCAGGGAGTGCGTTTTAAGATTATGCCCGGAGAGTTTGTCTTACGCCTTGATCTTTCACAGACTAAACCGCTTAACGCGGACTTTGACGGCGACGAATGTAATGTTCATATCTTACAGTCCATGGGCGCGCGTGCGGAATGCTCAACGGTGATGGCTGTACAAAATCAGATACTTACTCGACAGAGTAACTCGCCGATCATTGGTTGTGTGCAAAATAGCACAATCGCTTCATATCTCTTGACTAATATTTTCCCCGACAGTCCAAATCAGCACCCAACGATGGTTCCTATTCATCTTATTCATGATATTATTGTTGCCGCAGATATCAATACAAAGCGCTATTTTGACCTTGCCAAACGTGCTCGCAAGCTCTATCCTGATTTTATTGTAAAGAAGGGTAAGCATTATTGCTTTGTAGATCGCGTTCCCGGCTCGCTTTTAATCTCTATTGTCTTTCCTCGAGATTTTAGTTGGAAGCGCGAGACCAAGACTAATGAAGTTTACCCTGTCTTTGAAGTTGAGAAAGGTGTAATTACTCCAGCTAGCGGACCTATGTGTAAGAAAATTATTGGAGGCGGAGCAAACACTGCAGTCCACCGTTTGAGCAAAATACCGTATTCCTCGAAGGTTGCGATAGATTTCATTAGCGAAGTTGAGATTATCAGTGCCTATTATATTACTCATCATGGTTTTAGTATTGGTCTTGCCGACTGCTTACCCACTCGCTATGACCAAATCGAGTCGGCAAAAGCTAAAGCGCAAATCGAATGTGAACTTATTCTCAAATCCAAGCGAGATCCGTTTGAGAAAGAACGTGACATCAATGCGTCACTTAATCAATCGATGGGTATTGGACCACTACTGGCAAAGACCTCGATGGAGAAAGGAGAGCGTAATGCATTAGTAATTATGAAAAAGTGCGGAGCAAAAGGCACCAATGACAATAATAGTCAAATCTCTGCCTTTGTCGGTCAACAGAACATCGATGGTAAACGTATGAAGCCTACCTTGAGTTACGGAACACGCACCCTGACGTGTTTTCGTGAAGGCGACCAATCGCCTGAAGCTCGTGGTTTTATAGGCAATTCATATCTTACCGGACTCAATCCTTACGAAACGTGGTTTCATGCAGCGACTGGGCGCCGAGGTGTCATCACTACCGCCTTGGGCACTGCGGACACGGGCTACGGTCAGAAGAAAATTTGCAAAAAACAAGAAAACATTAAACAAATCATTGATGGCTCGGCTCGCGATTCTAATGGAAATGTCATTCAATATCTCTATGGAGGTGATGGAATGAACGCAAAGCACTTAATCTATGTCAAAGGTCTCGACTTTCCGTTTTTTGTTGATCCTTATGCAATCGCTAGTACACTCAATAATCGTACTGAGCTTAAGCGTCACCGAGATCCAAACGCGATCAAGCGCAAACTTGATGAAGATGAAATACGTAACATCCTTGTCACCTTAGTTGCTGCGACTCCAGGTATCTTGACCGAGGTTACCGAACGTGCGACTTACAATTTTCGCATCATCTTACGAGCATTGCTTTTTAATGTTGAACTCTATGAAGAAAACTATGAAGAATTTTCTAGCCTCATCGTTGACGCATTTGAAAGTAATAAGAGTCCGGCGGGCGAGGCTATAGGTCTTTGCTCTGGCTCGTCTATCGGCGAACCTACAACACAACAAAATCTTTCGTTTTTCCACAGTGCAGGACAAACGGCTAAAGATGTCACGCTAGGCATTCCACGCTTCAAAGAACTTCTTGGCGCTACACGAAATCCGTCAAAGCCAACATGTACAGTCTATCTTGACGACGCTCAAATTGCTAAGGATAGTCAACGCTATCAACGTCTAAAGACCATTATCGATGATGAAAATCGTAAAAAAGAGAAAAAGGATAAGGCGCAGGAAAAACTCACCAAACTCGAAGATCATTCGCTTTCTAACATGACTTTCAAAGCCGCTAAGTTTGTTTATATTACTCTTGGCTATTTGACGAAGTCTTTTGTGCTTCGCTATTTACCACAGAAGCATATGAAGAAACGCATGTCACCGTTGAATTTTGTTACCTATGAGGAATATCAAGAGCAGTGGTGGGTAACGCTTGCGCTCGATCTTGGTATCAAGCCGGAGATCGAACCAGAAAATTGGGTGATTGAAGTTCAACTCGACCTCGATCGACTTTATTCATATCAGATTACCTTGCAAGAAATTTCATCAAAAATCGAGGCAGAGTCGATAACCAACAGAGGTCAAACAATGTCAGTGATACCCTCGCCAGACAATCTCGGTCGACTTGAAATTTACCTTAACTTCTCTGATATTCACAGTCGAGTTCAAAGCAAAGTAGATTTGCCCTTTAATTCAACTAGACCATTGCTTACGCCTGAAAATCTTGATTACTTTGCCGCTAGAGACGTTGCAATTGATTTTCTCAAAGGCGTTTCTATTCAAGGTATTAAAGGTGTTACTAAAACTTACCCCCGCCAAGATATCGAAACTAAAGAATGGCTCTTTGATACTCAAGGTACCGCATTCAAGGACTTGCTAGCTACTCGTGGCGTAGATACTACACGCACTATCAGTGATGACATGTGGCAAATTTATGAAGTGCTAGGCATTGAAGCTACGCGTAGATTTTTAGTCAAAGAAATTACACGTATCATCTCCTTTGACGGAACGTATGTCAACCCTCGTCACATTATTCTTCTTGTGGATTCAATGACACACTCGGGTACTATCACTAGCGTTAGTCGTTACGGTATTAATCGCTCTGTAGGTCCTATCAGCAAAGGCATGTTCGAGAAGCCCATTGATAATTTTGCTGAGGCTGCTGCATTTGCTGAACATGATGATATGAAGAGTGTAGCGTCATCCGTGATGTTTGGCACCTTGGCACAAGTAGGTACTGGTGTAGTAGATATCAAAGATGCAGGAAAATTACCTGCCCAACAACGCTTTGTCGAGCCGCGTAAAAAACCCAAAAACAAACACGTCGAACGCGTCAAGCGAACCTGATTCCTATCCCAAATAATTTTTGACTAAAGTCAAAAAAAAACGTGAACACAATCGTGTCAAACAATCGTACAAAATTTAGGTTCGGTCACGGTCAATGCGTTTTTGCTAAAAACCTTTTCATAATACGCGGTAAAGCTCGTATAACCTTCGTTAAGATACGAAAAGAGGTCTTCGGGTCTACCTCTGAATATTGAAAAGTACTCGGTTTCTTGATAAATCGGAAAGGTTTGATGAGAAACATCAACAATAATTACTTGTGGAAGGGTCGAATTGTATTTTTTTGCTCTTTGTGTCAGATGAATCCAATCAATGTTCATGTCGATGTTATGCTTGAAAAATACAAGATATGCCGGACCCTTTTCTCGTATATACTTTTTTAATACGACTGTAAGATCGATGGGCACAACGATACCGGTTCGCGCATCGAACACCATAGCAAACAACGTTAATTCTCGGAGAGCGTCGTACGTTGAATAACGAGTAAGGATTAATGCGGTAGCGAGAAATACGTGATCGATGTCGGGATCGATAAAAATTTTAGTTGATGCAATAGGGCTGAAGCGCTTCACTGACCATAGATTTTCAATACTCTCTACCGGTGACGTCGGCCTGCTAGTATAATAGCGGACACATTCAACAAAAATTGTGATTTTGCAATATTTGGGTGGATGTTGAAATTTGTGCAATGCATAACGAGGAATGTCATCTAATTCGGTGACGGAACGGGTTTGGTGTTGGCGAAGAGGCGTTAAGTACTCTTTACGATAGGTTTTAAAGTCAATATTCATTTCAATAATAATACGTTCAGCTAAAGCATGTCGAGACTTGTTTTCTGTTGGAGCGTATTTTGCACACGTCGAGACTCCTCGACCTCGTTCGAGTGAATTTCGATCTTCAACAAGTTGACGTGCGATGAACTTTACAACTTCAGGATTTTGATAAGTTACAAGGTCTCCGTAGTAACCTCTTTTCAATGCATATTCTTGGCACTTCACAAAGACTTCGTGATTGATAAGAGAAATTGTGCGTAAGCCTTGGTTAAATTCGCTACGCAGCCCAAGCTCGCGAAGATGAAAAAGCGCTCGAACGCATAGATTGACATCCTTCTCGTATGAAGCTCGTACAGTGTTAATAAAGCGCGAAGGATCGGCAGAAAGTATATCCGTCATTTTATATCAAGTTAAACGTATTTAAATACGTTATCAATCAATCGAAGATGAATCATCCATATATGGACGCTGATGGCGTAGAGTGGGAATGCTGTATGTATCACATTGACCACTATGGACATCCGAATTTTAATTTTATCAAAAAAGTTAACGGAGTCTCTTTTGCATCTTGCAAAACCTGCAATGTGAAAGTTTGGAGTAGAGGAAAATGGGAAGAACACTTACCAACTTGTATGCGTCCGGCTCCGTATTTAAAACAATGAAATGGTTAAGATAATCATGTCGTCGTACGTATCCAAGCATCGAGTTCAACAACCAGTATCGTTTGAAGAGCATTCGCGATGGTTTTGTAGTGTAGTCAAACCGTGTCCACAACCGGTAAAATGCGATCGCTGTGAAAAAATGCATCATCCAAATTATTATGGAGACATTTTACCGGACATCATATTTTGTGCAAAGCAATAAAATTGAGATAGCAAAACCGAAATGATAATAATATATTAATTATTGAATTAATGGGTCTAGATTCTGAGCCACACAGAGGTCTTTTTGTACAAGGAAATGAGTGCATTTGTATTACCAACTGCTACTTTCTAGTTACCATAGATAATACTATTATCTTGGGAGATTTTGATGATGTATCAACAATCGTTCAAGGGAAAGTCAATGTAGGCATTCAGTATTACATTTTAGATCCTATTTATCTACCAGGCATAGAAAAGCTCATTGACTGGTGGAATCGTCATGAAGAGACTCGTTGTTGGCAAAATAACGTTAAAATTCATGGAGAAGAACAAATGCAAAAAGTCGAACAATGGCTTTCGATATTCGTAAACTCATATCGTCAAAAATAGCGTGAGCGCGAACGTTTCACTGAAGCTTCAGTGAAAAACTTTCAAGATGAAGTTGTCTAGAAAATCGATCCTTGGTCACACGATACATTAAAATTGCGTTGACAAGCAACTTTGCAAGACTGAGGGTCAGGACACTGAGAGCAATTCATACAACAGTTATCAGCGTTAGACGCCTTAAGCACGGCAATAGTACATGCTGCGTTTTCCGGAAATTTTTCATTACACTTGTTACGACAGTAGTCATGGCACTTACCATAAGGCACATTATCGCAGTCTACCATGCAGTCTGCGAGGGTCACGCCGCTTAACGCATTTTGCACGAGATGATTGTTTCCACAGTCACGCATGTAAACCTTTGGATTTTTGTTTCGCCCATAAAAGACTGCCAAGACGAGGAGGAGAAAAAGAAAAACAATAATAATGATGCTATTATCGGCTGGCATCTTGTTGGTATTTGTCAAGATTTTTTGAACTTCTCAATGCAACATGTGTTGCATTTCTGCGTTTTTTCACTTTAGCGTCGGACAGTCGGGATGGATGCCGTCATTGGTAATTGCACGTTCGACTTCTCGTGCTTGAGTTGAAAAATCACCGTAAACCGAGGCACCCGCACACGTACTCTGTGACCGAGAACACTCCGTATCAGGCTCGCCAAAACCTACACACGTTGACTTGCCTTTGTAATACCACATGTATTCGTCGTGAGAAATATCATCAACTATCGACTCGTGATACTTAAAGAGTCCGCGCCAATGATCTTTGTTGAGATCCACACGATGTTCATTGACGTAGGTGTAGCAGATTAAGATGAGAAGAAAAATTACGCCAATGATCCAAACGATCAAGTGACCACTAATTTTCATTTCGACCAACTTACCTTTTAGAAATTAAAAATGAAAATTTTTTGTAGTACTTTTTAGAATATAAGGTAAGTTTCGGCGATGGGTATCAAAGATCTCTATCAAGCTATCAATGCGACGTGTCCGCATGTTATGCGTAACATTTCACTCTCGGACTTGCATAGTAAGCGTGTTGCTGTAGACATTTCGATTTTCTTTTACAAGTTTGTGCGTACGGCGGGTGAAAAGTACTGGGTCAAGGAATTCGTGAAGCTGATGTGTGTGTTGAAGAAGAACGGTATCAAGGCAGTGTGTATTTTTGATGGTCCGAATCCACCGAAGGAAAAACAAGAAGAACAAGATCGTCGTAGGGCAGAAACTCAAAAACAGGTTACCAAGCTTCATGCGTGCAAAAGGTTGCTAAAGACTGTTAAGAAGTATATGCCACACCAGGAAGATCCGATTGATTTGCCAGCATCGATTATCAGTGAAGCCGAAGAACTTCTACTCAACAGACGTGCAAAGGTTGATACCGTTAACTACAGTGACGCATATGATGTTGCAGATGCCCTAAAAAGCATGATTTACAAGCTCGAACGTCAAACCTTGGCAATCACCTCAGAGCACAAAAAGGTGGCGCAAGAAATTATTGAAATTATGGGTCTTCCTCACTTGACTTCCGATGGAGAGGCCGAAACCTTGTGTTCATATCTTGCCGTGAGAGGACTAGTAGATGCTGTGTTGACTGAAGACACTGATGTCTTGGCTTACGGTACACCACTTTTTATTGCCAAGCTTGACATTGACCGTGAAACCGCAAGAGTCATAGAACATACTGAGCTTATGGAGGGCATGGGTCTTGACTATCTATCCTTTCGTGACCTCTGTATTATGCTTTCCTGCGACTACAACAAACGCATAAAAGGCTATCCGCCGGATGGAAAATCTAGAAAGAAGCCTTGCTGCATTGGAATGAAAGGCGCGCTTGCAATGATTCAAGAACACAAGTCAATTGAAGATGCTGCGGACTACATCGTTGATCTTGAGCCTCTTAATCACAGACGCTGTCGTAAACTCTTTACCGTTCCTAGCTATGTGCCATTTGCCGTCGTGCCTTTCAATCGTGCCATTGATAAGAAACGCCTTATTAAGTTTGTCAATAAGCATCGTGTAAGCATACACATCGACACAATCATGGAATGTTGGCGTCCGGTGAAAATCGAATTTGTTGAGTGATAAGTTAAAAAATTGACATTACATATGTAATGTTATGTAACTGAGCATACTTATTGACAATGAGTTTGAACATTCGTAGTGCAAGCGAAGTGCTGAATCAAGCCAAGGTTCATCAAGATACCTACAAAGAGATTTTCAGAAATGCATGTGAAAAATATTACATGATCATGGTCGCGGAAATTCAGTCCGCGACAGAAGTAATGTTTGATCGACACCGTACAGAGTATCATCTCAAGCAACTTGCGGATCTGATTTCTACCGAGTCTTACATCGAGCAAGGAGTTCGCATTCCTTTCCATCTTGTTCACTATGGTCCGTTCGAGTACGGAAATGGAGGTTGGACCAATCGCCGTGCATTCCCCGACGGCATTCAGTCTCCCTTTCGCCGTTTGCAAAAGGAACTCTTCGAGAAGCACCAATACTATCTTCGTGATGTCTCGGATAACAACAAGAGCAAGAAAATCATTATCATCTTCTCTGCGACGCCGCCTCCGCCCGAGGACGAGAAGCTTGATTTGTGGCACAAGTTGGACAAAATCTGACGCATAGCGCCGGGGCTCCCCCGGACCCCGAGTTTTGTATTTTCACTAATGTTAGTGAAAAGGGATAAGTGTCGTAAAAAGATAAGCGGGGGTCCGGGGGTTGCACCCCCGGCGTCAGGAACACCCCCGGCGTCAGGAACACCCCCGGTGTTAAGAGTACATGTTGGAGCCGTCAATCCATTTACCCATGCCTACGTTACGCAGTCGTTCTTTAATGTAACGTTCGAGATCGTTATAGTGCACAAAATGCGGAATACGTATAAGCATCACTCCATTTTTCTTGCACATCGAATCCTTGAAGGAGTCCTTCTTGACTTGATACTCGAACTCTGCCGGACCTCGTTTATGCATATGACTGTTATAGCGTGAGTGTTGTTCGCCATCATACTCAAAAGCCAATCCTGTTCCTAGAGGCGTTACGATATGTGATGCGTAACCGTCAAGTTCAAGATAGCGTCCAGTTACTGGGTTTTTAAGAAACGAGACCTTTCTTGTTGACTTAAATTTACATCCAAAGAGCTTTTCAAAGATTTCTCTGCAGCGTTCCTCATGTTTGAATACTCGCTTCTTCTTTGGTGCAGTCTTGATGATAGATTTATCAATGTTGAGTCGCGTACCGTATTTTTTCTTCTTTGCGGTAACTACGCAATAGATAAAGATAATGATGATTGCAATGATAAACAGCGTCTCGATATGTAGTAGATTAATAGCCCATTGTTTCCAAGTCATTTATCAATGACCGACATTTTATGCGACGAAAGTACTGACATCTCGGAGACTGAAAGTACGCGTAATCATTTGTGACACTTCGTCACAAAAACAAAGTCAATTACATGCCAAAAAGCATCTTGGAAAGCACGACTACCGCCATGGACTCCGTATAGGAGATCTCTGGCATATTGCTCCAGAGTCTTGGCATCAACCAGTTCCACAGCAACATGACAATTGCTGCATAAACGAAAAAGGTCAAGAGCGCAATGATAGTGTAGTAGACGGCAAGTTTTTCCTTCTCCTCTTTGTTCATTGTAAAAAGTTAGAACGATGTCCAATTATCTATAAAAGTGAAAATATTTGATGATTTTTTCGATAATAAGTAATGGGCGAAGAAATCGATAGCGATCTTTTTTTACCTGGCATCGACGACCATCAAGAATTTTTGGTCATCGGCGATCCTCACTTTCGAGTGAAGTTTTTTCTCGAAGGTCAAGAATTTATTGAGAAGTGTATAAATTACGCTCGTGAAGTTCAGCCTGATGTGATCGTAGTTTTAGGTGACATTCATGATACACATGAAACTATGAAACAGTCCGCCTTCAAGCTTATCGAGACCTTCATTGAAGGTCTTTCAGAAATTGCTGAGGTTTACTTGCTTATGGGTAATCACGACTATATTAACAATTCACAATTCCTCTCTGACGCTCATTTCTTTGGGCCATATAAGAAGTGGCCACGTGTGACAGTTGTCGATCAACCAATCGTGGTAACGCTTAGCGACAACGACGAACGCTTTGTCGTGATGTGTCCATACACGCCACCAGGTAAATTGGTCGAAGCGCTAAATACACTCGAGCCTACTGGTGTTTGGCAAGATGCACTGTGTGTTTTTTGTCATCAAGAGATTAAGGGTGTTGTGGTCAACGGTTATACATCAACTTCCGCTGACACTTGGGACGCTCTTTATCCGCCTATCGTTAGCGGTCACATACATAAGGCTCAGATCATTGGCTCTAATGTTTTCTATCCAGGATCGTCAATGCAAATAGCGATCAACGAAGACGACGAAAAAGTCTTGTGGTTAATGTCGTTTGACGACGACGGTAACCTTGACTATGATGAAGTTTCACTAGGACTAAAGACTCGCCGTGAAATTCGTCTTGAAGTCGGAAAAGTCAAAACCTTCGACTTTGACCTTGCCGAACAACATTATGTGACGATTAGATTGCTTGGAACTAGCCAAGAGTTTGCAGTGTTTCGTAAAAGTGCAATGTATACCAAACTTCGTCGTGCTAACGTACGCATCACCTTCGACCCTATTATTGAAGTTGTAAGCGTCGATGAACGTTTTCGAGGTCGAGCAAAGACCAAGTCCTTTGACGGTGTTTTACGCGAACTTATCAAGACCAAGTCAGAGAAAATCAAGCAAGCCTACGGTGAAGTTTGTGGAAATGTTGAAGTCCGTTACAAGCTTGCCTTTGATGAAGGATAAAAAGTGAAAAGTGAAACCCCCAAAAGTTACTTTATCAACGATAAAGTCATGACAGTCTGTTTTCTTGGAGAAGTCAGAGTTGGCCGCATCACTTACCGTCAAGGTCGTCAAGTGTATCCTTCTTACCCAAATTTTACGCCCATTGTAGTTTTGACCAAATCATCCGAATATGGAGATCTTGGTCCTTATGTCTTAAAAAACGAAAAAGGCGAACTTATGGAAAATATCTGGCAAGCTTCGAAGGTTTACGAATGGATACCAGACGTTTGCGAATATTATTCACGATGGGATAACACAATAATATGGAAACATTCAAAAGAACGGCATATCTCTGAAGAATCTATGAATGATAGTTCTCAATGTCCGAATAAGAAGTATTGGACATGGAGATCAAAACTCTTAGCATGTCCATATGCTGTGAGATATCCCGTAGGCATGACACATAGACATTCATGCCTCTACGCAATTGAAAGTAGAAATGGACCTCATCTTGATTATGTTGAAGCGCGTAAAGGTATTTATTTTCGCGTATATCGAGATCTTGTGAAAAAACAAAAAAAATTCAAAGAATTACGTCGAAGACTCGAAAAAGGTGAAAATCTGCTGATAATAGAAGTAGATGGTCCGCATCAGGAGTCACTGGACTATTATAGGGAAAAATACTCTGTAAAAGATACATTCATTGATCGTAGTACAGTGTATGTTTCTCCAGAAAACATGAAAATCATGCTTAACGATACAAAGCATCCATTTGGTCATGGTTATTGTTTAGCGATCGCGCTTCTTGAACAAGATTCAGATGTGTGGGACGAAATGAAAAAATGAAAGTGTATCTTAATAAACTTGTAGCAATGATGATGCAGCAAATTTGCTTGGTCTGGGGTAACACAGATAACATCAACGATGAAAAAATTACTCTGGTGCGAGCGACTCGACGCTCAGCGATAGTCGATGCCTATCGTGAAGTCTTGTTTGAACTTAGTGACAAAAAGTATTTCCACGTTCCTCAAAAACCAGAAGACTGCATAAAATACATCAAAGAGCTACTTCCTAATCAAAGTATTTGTGGACCTCATGGAGATGGAGACCGATGGTGTGGAAAATCATCATACGCTCCGACCTTTGATGATCCATGTGGCGATGTTGAAGTAATGACTTATCTTAACTCTAATTTGCATTATGGCCCGGCTTCGTATTTTGAACAAATCATTGTTTTTCCTTGCGAAGCCGAATTCGAAGCCGATTTAGAAATGCATCTTGATGAAAAAAGAACAATAGAACAATACATCGACGGTGGCGACCGTCACCAGAGGTCGGCGATAGCAATTACCTTACCATTGACACCTAGCGGTGATGTCTTTGATATTGCATTTGACGAGAGGAAAAAAGAGAATGACCGTATTTCTCAACGTACGAAGATAGAAACTCTTTCAGCGGGTACTAAACTCTATTACTCCAGCCAACACAACGTAGCGTTTGTCAAGTCTGTTAAACCGCCAAATTTGATTGTTTTTTGAGTAATACGTGATCTATCAATAGATAGATAACAAATAGACTACAAACTGTATGTCGCGGTAACTGCCGACGGCGCGTTAGGTAGACCGGGAGCGCCGGTGTTAATGCTAAGAGGCGTAGTCGATAACTGTTTGTTGCCAGACAAAGTCACAATAGCAATAGGAATAGTTGCATTCCACTGCCACGGATAACCGTCAACCGTACGTGATCCATTTTGATTCCAGACAAAGGTCGAAGGCTGACCGGGAGCAATGCCTTGAGCAATAGTTCCTCCCCAATTAGGATCGGTGTTATAGATGCTGTAGGTAATGTTAGGATCGTCACAATACGGAGCGTCAAAGGTAATGGTCACGGTCGCTGCATTTTGATCAACAACATAGTTCGCGTTGATCGGCGAAGGACAATATTCGGCACCAATAACAAAATTCAATGTTGCTGGAGGGAAAGTTACTCCATTTGCCGTGCCCACTAGCGACAACGTCTCTGTAGGCTGATTCCACGTCCAGTTGTTAACGTATGAATTATTCACCAAATGCGCAATGTCCCACATAAAGCTCGACTCGTTTGGATTGGCAGCGGCGTAAATAACGTTATTGTTGGCATCAAGAATAGAATACATCACATCGCCGCAATTCTCACTAGGAAGTGACCAAGTAAAATTTGCAGTCGGCAATCCGTTTGTTGGATTTTGTGTAACGTTATAGGCAAAATTTGACGCAGCTGGACATTGAGGCTCACCAGTGTTAAGTGTGTATGTTGCTGCTGGACCTGCTCCCGCAGAATCTACTCCGGTAACACTGATATTATACGAGGTATTCCAATTCCATCCTGTAGTAAATGCATAGGAAGTATCCGGTACGCTTTGATTGGTAACAACAGGAGTGCCATTGGCCGTGATCGTCACATTATAAGTGTCGGGAGCAACGCCTCCTACCGGTGGACTCCACGTAACATTCCATGTACCCCATCCTGCAGTAGAATCTCCAAGTCGAGATCGTTGATACGATTCAAAACCGCACTGGCGTTTGTCTTTTCTCAACACCACATAGAGCAAAAGTAAAACCAATCCGATAAGGATGATAAGTGTTGTTGCGTCGATTTTCATCTTAAAGATGCTTAAGATTTTTCATAACTGAAAATCAATACACGGAGATTTCCGTGTATTTTGTGTCGTCATCGAATGTAGAAGAATGATTTTTTTCCGTGTTTGAATTCAATTTCGATCTGCGTGATAGAGGTGATTGGGATACCGCCATGATAAGACTCGATTGTGGAATGTACTGTAGCCATATATGGTTGGTCTTTTTTTAGGTAATCACGAAAGTCTGGGCGGAACCCACTAAGGTCAATTAGTCTGTTGTCACCTTTGATTTTTAGCGTATGCGGAGGATTTCCGTGAATACTTATCAGTGTCGAACTCATCGTTGCGTCTTTGTAATACTATAAGAAAAAGTGAATTTAAATACCTTAATATCTTAAAGTACCAAGATGAAACGCCAACACGCTGAAAATACCGAACCTCGAACACGGTCTAGAGAAAACGAAACTAAGATGCATTATTCTCTTTATTTCGGTTGTCACACGGTTATCGAGTATCCCGTTACGCCTCTTCACGGCTCAGTTATTGTAAGTATGGATTCTGAAGTTTGCGGTAAAGAGATTAAAGAATACTTGTGGAGCCGAAACATTTTCTTAACATCTGATTGTTTACCAATACTTATGATGATTTGCGATTATCAAGAGATAACTACATTGATCAATATGGTGTCGGTGTTACCCAATCGTCTTTGTTCGTTACACGATTTTCTTGAGGAAATGCCGAGCTTCTATGTTACGCTTTCCGACAATATGGAGCAACTGATAGCATATTGTTGGACGGAAAATCCATCAAAAAACAACGAACTTCTAGATCTTCTCGAACGCACAAAAAAGACAGATTTTACGGGCTACGAATACATGAGCATAATGAACGACCAACAAGTTGCATTATTCGAAGAAATCATGAAATACGTTCAAGAGCCTACAAGCTACGAAACACCGAAGGGAGTGATAGAAGTTAATTATCGTATTGAGCGTTTTTACCGTTATGTTAATAGCATATATATCGACGGCACCAACAATTATACAGCTACTGTTAATACATTATTGATAGATAAACGTAAGGAAGTGATGGCACAATTACTCTTGACACTTGCTCAATACGATAGTTAAAAAATAGATCTTAGTTTACAACAATGTCAACAAAGTCTATCTGCGAGGGCGCGTTGCCATTTATCAAAAGTCCGGTTCGTGTAACTACTGTTATGCCTGGCGCGGGCATTTCCAAAGAACGCCCAGATGATGTTGCGTATACTATCACTCTTATTCAGCGTTCAGAAGGCCGCGTTGATGATGTTTTGAATGAGATCAGTGAGTTCGACACGGGACTTAAGATTATCCCGCCAAAGGGTTATCATGTTGAACTTATTGCCACCGACGAGCTTTGCAATTGCGGTTATATGCTTGTTAACGGTTCAGCTATCATTGAGCCTCATGACAATCAACCGCTTATGGTGAAGCTTGTGAAATTCAAGGATGGTGACGATATTCAATTGCCGTTTAACGGAGTGAAGTTTGTTGTTCGCGAGACTAATTATGTTCATATTTATGTTACAAGCACAGTACAAGAAACTTCATCGCGCTCTGAACGCTCTACGGAACGCTCTACGGAACGCTCTACGATAACGCTTTCTACTCGTCGCACGACTCATGAGGAAGAGCCTGTCCGCCAAACCTCGACCAAGAGCAGCAGCAAGGGCAAGTCTAAGAAGAGTCACATGTATTGACCAAGTTCAGGTTTTCACTCATAAGTGAAAACGAAGATTTTCACTCATAAGTGAAAACGAAGATTTTCACTCATAAGTGAAAATTACTCTATTGTTGATATATAATTTACGTCACCACATGGCGTACTATGTTCGACCTCCGGATTTTATGCCAGGATATCCCAACCCCGAAGGTGAAAAATACCACAACATAGGATTTCTTTCTAGTCCGTATCCCGGTAAGAAAGGCGGAGGTGACTGGGGTCCGATTCAAAAGCACACTGGTGTTTACTATACTCCATATAACCCTACTTACTACACTCCGCTCGACCCTACCCCGTGTTGTCAAGAAGCCACTTTCAGGCGTCGCAACATTCCTATCTATCGTGGGAAATGTTAAGAAAAAATGAAGTAAATAAAATTCCTTAATTAACTAACTACTAATATAAAATGCAAGCGATGATTGACGCAATTGTGAGGGACATTGAAATTGTGCAGAGCTTCGAAGACACAGAAACTACGAAATACTGGATGAAACTCGAACCTCATGTCCCCTTGATCTCTCAAGATGAAGTTTCTCAACGAGTTTCTCAATTGACTTCAGCAAAAATCAACTTCAGAGACGATGGTACGATCGAAGTCACGTTATAAACAAAAACAACAATTTCTATATTTTATATAGAATGACAAAGTGGCCTATTGCACGTTACATTCATTGTGTTCAACAACTCAAGACTCCCTTGCCGAAGGAGATCATCGATGTGTTTCTTGACGGTCTTGATGGAAATGAGGTTGAAAAAACAAGTCTAGATACAATCTTTTTTGATCTTCGTAAAGGAAAAGTATCTTGCAAGCCTAGTCAGTCTAACTTTCTAGAATCTATAGACGATCTGGCTACAGGTTTAGGTCAATATCACAAAACGTCGTATAGCAAAGAAATCAAAGCACGATTATACAAAATTTACACCGACCGTATCAATAGCATGCTCGATCTAGGCGGAGATACAAGTAGAGAAAAAACAAGTTATCTATTTTCTACGTTGACGCCTGCGTGGGTGATAAATATGCACATTAACCGTAAAGACGTTACGTCAGTAGGTACCTTTGTCAATATATTTATTGGTGAATATGGAAAACATATGGTCGAGCTAACGGTGACGGTGAACACGCATAACGTCGTGGTTTCTATCAAAGTTGCGTGGCAGGCGCCAGAGAAAATTAAGCGATGTTTAGAGTTGTGTCATTCGATAGATTGTATTAGTCAAGCTCCAGACTGTAATTATCTTTCAAATCTTGGTCTGGGCGTTGCCGCATTACCGCTTTTGCCGGATTCGAAGGAATCGTGTTGTATTTTTACCTTCAGCGAGCTTTTACCAGAAACACGGAAGCAGTGGATTAAACGCGGAGGCCGCCTAGATTCACTCTATGACGGAGTAAATTATTATCGCGCTCGCGGAACCTTTGACGTTGACACGGACTTTGGTCGTGTTGCAAAAATTTTTAAACTCATTGAAGAAAAGAAATCTACCAAAGGGAAATTTAATGGATTGCTCTTTACACACAACACAAACCTCGAAGTTGCTATAAATTTCTTTCGTGGGAAATACAAAGCTTTTCGAGCCATAGACGAAGATACAGGCAGACCTCAAGGACGCGGCGCCCAATTTCGTTGGGGACTGGACTCGCAATATGGAGAGATAATTTTTGTCATGAAACCCAATTTCTTTCGTAAATACAAGCGAGGTGTCACGGTGAACGGAGAACTTGTCAACTACGTTTATTTCACTGACTTTTGGAATGCGATCGGTGGGAAAGAAGAAATGCTTAAAGCACAGATGATCACCGAAGCGAAGAAGTTTACCTTCAGAAAATACAAGCGAGCAGCGGATGATGTATGTATGAAAGACACTGAACGTTACAACTACGGATGGTGTAATCTTCAAATACATTTGGGTGAAGATGTTAATCTTGAAGACGTTCACACAGTCTTTATTCCATCGATGCATGAAAAGCGCATTGGCGACATCGGTATCGATCATCCCCTTTATGGAAAGATCGAATATTACGCTCAAAACATATTTCCCTATTCATGGATCTATCCAAACCTCCAACGAGACGACAATTATAGTATTGTTTCTGATCAAAAATTCGATGAAAAACTTGCCGTCGATAAGGGTTTGCGTAGGAATGCTGTTTTTGGTAACAGTTCGAGAATATCGTTAAGTCAAGATGCATTTGATGATCTTCAACAGCGATATATGAGGCTTTTGCTTAATCAGCGTTACTGAAAGACAAGTTTCCACTAAATTTAGTGGAAGGTTTTTGTCAACGAGAAAATGACTGAATGACACCACCGCTAAATACGGTCTTCGTATAGAGCATATCAAGCTCTTCGTCATTCTTTACCGCGAGCACAATGTGACGAGGCGTAATACGGTGTTTCTTGTAATCACGAGCGGCATTACCCGCAAGCTCGAGAATCTCTGCGGTAATGTACTCCAACACCGCAGCCAGATAAACTGCCGCACTTGCCGACTTGCGACTAGACACTGAAAACTCCATCATAATACGCTCGACACGAGTCACTGGAAACTCAAGTCCGGCAAGATGAGTGCGAGAAACGCTGTGACGTTTTTTCGGCGACTTGTCTTTCTTTGACTTTTCTTTCCTCGCGGACTTTTTCTCCACAGCATCATTGTACTTGACAACTGCTTTAGTACCAGTAGATACTGCATGCTTGGCAATTTCTCCAGGAAAGATCAAACGCACAGCGGATTGGATCTCGCGAGAAGTAATGGTCTTCTTCTGAGAGTGAAGTTGGAGACGGTTAACGCCGAACATGATTTTCTTGATCACGATGCGAATTGCGTTGTCGATACATGACATTGCGTCTCCAGTCATACCCGTGTCAGGATGAACCTGTTTGAGAACGCGGTGAATGAAGGTGTCGAACTTGGTTGTTGTGTATACCGCCATTATTAGTATACGCTCGGACTTTTTTAACTCGTCTTTGAGTTAAAAAAGTCCGAGCGTATACTAATTACGCAATGCCCACTCCCAAGAAACATAGAAAGGTGCTTCGAGACAATATTCAAGGCATCACCTCGCCTGCACTCAAGCGTATTTTGCACCGTGCCGGTGTCAAGCGCATTAACACTATTGTCTATGAAGAACTTCGTGGCCGGTTGCTTAATTTTGCAAGAGTTACGATCTCTAAGGTAATCATTTTTACTCAACATGTTCATCGCCGTACGGTAAGTGTCAAGGATCTCGAATGTGCCCTTGATATTATGGGTATTAGTCTCGCCGCAGGTCACAATGCCAACGCAAAGAAGACTGTAACTTTGCAGTCTTGCAACTCTCGTGGTAAGACTAGTGCAGTATCCAAGGGTGGTCGTAAGAAGAAGCCAGGAGAGATGGTGACCCGTGATATTCGCTATCAACAAAAGAATAGCGACTGTCTTGCCATTCCCAAGTTGAATTTCGAACGTCTTGTGCGCGAAGTAGGCCAAGACTTTGAAACCGATCTTCGATATTCGCCAGGATTCTTTGATCTTTTCCAATTGGTTTGTGAAGATTATTTGTATCACATGTGCGTGTTCGCATACAGCATTGCTGTTGCCGCTGGTCGCGAGACGCTTACCGGTAAGGATTTGCATTTGGCAGTATCTATTGCGACTGGTTGACGCATAGCGCCGGGGGTTGCACCCCCGGTCCCCCGCGGGACCCCGCGTATCTTTTTCACTAACATTATGTTAGTGAAAATTCATCACCGTATAATACGTACGTATGTAAAATAATGAAAAGTGGCACTATCATGAATACTGACACTGATTTCTCCATCGCTCTTCGTCGACGCAAGTACCGCTTGAAGAACAAGCGGATACAAAAACGCCAAAACAAGGGACGCATTTTTTCACGTGAACTGTCTCGAGACCGTTTTTTCAAATACCAAGTACCCGAAACGAAAGAGTCCGAGATTTACGTTGACGCACCTCTACAAGAGGAAACTTTCATCACTATCACTCGGGAACTCCTCGACGAAAATGATGTTTGTACTCTAAAGAGCATTCGAGAGTTCATATCCACGGATGCTAACTTTGCGTCTTTGATGTTTTCATTCTTAGCTGAAGATCAACAGTTTCTCGACGCGCTTGACGAATTCGACGCTTGTGATATGGGTTGGTAAATAAACCTTGCATTTTTCAAACATCGTCTATGACCACGTGGAGATTTCTTGGTAATTCCAAGAAATAAATCCACAAAGATCAAAATTCAATCCGGACTAGTATCCATTGTTAGCATCTTTCTTATTCGAAACCCTCCAAAATCCATGTTTGTCCATTGATTTAAAACGGAGATCGAAAAATAGGGCTAACCTTAGGTTTGGAGTGAAATATTGATTTTAAAAATTTCGTGGGTACCCCCTCACGAAA